TAAAAACGGCTTGACAGGACCCGGCGGCGTGCCTTATAATTAAGTTAACCCCTTGAAGGTGGGAGGCGGCAGGGTTCCATGGACTACAAAATCGCTTGCATAAGGTGTGGCTACCGTCTCCCCATAACCTTTATGTTTGGGCCCGAGATGCGCGAGATATTGGAGGCCGCCGGATGGAAGGTGCTTTCGATCAGGCAGGGGCGCGGCGTGTGCCCCCGGTGCTTAAAGGAGGAATGACAATGGCTAACAAGATTTTCTCATATGCCTGTCCGCAATGCGGCTTCCGGGTGGACGTGAACTATGTGTACGCGCCTGTTTGCCCTATTTGTGGCGGTCCCCTGGTGAAGCCTAACAATCCCATGGTTGGCGCGGGTAAGCCCCGTTCTAATAAAGCAAAAGGAAAAGAAAGGAAGTAAAAGGAAATGGAAAGCAAACGGTTTGGCAAGAAGACGGAGAAGAAGGAGCACTCTTTTCAGGTGACAAGGGCCCATCAGTTCACGGACGGGCAAGTCAGTTTTAACCTCTGTATCGACGGTGATATTTTCATGTACGGCCTGCGGGTGTATGAGGGCGAGAAGGGCCCCTTCATCAGTTTCCCGGCGCGGAAGGACCCGAAGGATGGGAAATACTGGAATCATTGTATGATTAAGTTGGACGAGGAGCAGACGGAAACGATCATCCGCCTTGTGGAAGAACGGTTGGCATAAGAAAGGAAGGGCGGCGGGACCGAAAGGCCCCGCCTTTTATATTATGGAAGTTATCGGAAAAAACGGATACCTTGATATACCGGCAATTCTGGGCGTGGGTATGCCCTTCACGCTAATATTGACCGGCCGCGGCGTCGGTAAGACGTTCGGCGTCCTGGACTTCTGTAGAAAGGAGGCCATGGAGGGCCGCGGGCGCTTTGCTTATATGCGCCGCTTGCAGACGCAAATAGACATCTGCGCCAAACAGGAGTTTAGTCCATTTAAGCGCCTTGATATGGTGCGCCATTACACAACGACAGTAAAGAGTATTTCCCGGTATTCATCCGGCTTTTATGATGGGGATAGTGGGGAGCTCCTGGGCGTGGGTGTCGCGCTGTCCACCTTCGGCAGCCTGCGCGGCTTCGATGGGTCCGATATAACCCGGATAGTGTTTGAAGAGTGCATTCCCCAGGCGCGGGAAGCCCGTATAAAAAATGAGGCGTCCAGCCTTTGGGACGCCTACGAGACCATAAACCGAAACCGGGAATTGGAAGGGCGCCCGCCGGTGCAGCTTGTCTGCATCGGGAATAGTAACGACAGCGCGGCGGAGCTCTTGGTTGATATGGGCCTTGTATCCCGCATTGAGCGCATGAAGCGAAAGGGGCAGCGGTTGTATATCGATCGGGGGCGCGGGCTCCTCCTGGTGGTCCTAACGGATAGCGCCATAGGCGAGGAGAAACGGGGGACCGCTTTATATACCCTGCTGGGCAAGAACAGCGAATACACCGCGGCGGCGCTGGAAAACACCCCGGCGGAGGAATGGGGGACCATGTGCCGCCCCGTGGTGCTGCGCGAGTATAACCCCATTGTTGCGGTGGGCGAAATCTGCGTATATAAGCATAAGCACCGGGCAGAATATTATATATCATCGCATATCAGCGGCAGCCCGCCCCGGTTTGGCAGCGGACGGGTGGACCTGCGCCGATTCAATACCAGGTATAAGGCCCCGCTTTGGAAAGCGTATATGGACCGGGCCATGGTGTTTGAGAATACCACAACCGAAATGTTGTTAATAAAGTATTTTGACACTTGACATTGTTGTTGACATCATATATATTCTTAGTGTGGGGCGCGGGCGTACGCAGGGCCGGAAGCCCGCCCATATGCCCCGGGCGCGGGGCGAGAGCGCCCCACTTTCGACCTTTGGAGGTTTATATGAAACTTGCCGTCTATGCCGTTATCGTAGCTGTCGCTATTCTCCTGGATATTATCACGGGGCTGCTCAAAGCGTTCTATACGAAGTCTTTCAAGTCTTCGGTTATGCGGCAGGGGCTTTTTCATAAGCTGGGGGAACTCCTGGCGTGCGGGCTGCTCTATGGCGTACAGATCGCCGCGCCGATCCTGGGCATTGAGGCTAATTTACCGCTATTCCAAGTGGGCGTTGGCTATTGCGTGCTGATGGAGATCGGCAGCATCATCGAAAACCTTCGGGCGTTTACGCCCGGGATTGATAATATCATAGGAAGGAAGGGCGCCTAATGCCATACGCTACCGCGCAAGACTTAGATGAATTTATCGCGTATCTGCATCAGCAGATAGGGCAGCCGTATTTGTGGGGCGGGCAGCATACAAGGCTCACGCCCTCGAATTATATTGCCGTCATTGACGCCCACGAAAGCGACCCCACGAACGCTGCAAACGTCAAGGCCTACTGTCGGCGGAAATTCAACGATGGCGCCACGGAGCTATTTGCCTATGACTGCTCTGGCCTGGGCATCTACTTTTGGTACAACCTAAAGAATATATTTGTTGACACCAACGCCGACGGCATGATGAGGCGCTGCTACCTGTCCACCGAGGCGCCGAAGCGTGGTTGGTGGTTATTCAAGGAGGACAGCACCGGGCGGGCGTACCACGTCGGTTACATGGTAGACGATACCCATGAGATAGAGGCATACGGGCGCACCGTCGGCGTTATCAAGCAGGAGTTTGACGTAGATGAATGGGATGTATGGGGTATTCCCAACATCTTCGAAGGGGGTGTTGTTCCTCCGCCGGGCTCTGACCCGGTTTATACAAACGGTACTTTACCGGGAATTACATCTTCGCCCCAGGAGGGGGATACTTCTTCCCGCCGCATTGAGGTGGTGGGTAAACCGTCGCGCCGGGTGAACGTGCGGCGCGGGCCCTCCACTAAATACCGTTCTATGTTCACTGCCCGCGGCGGGCAGCGCTATGAACTATTAGGAGTTGACCCCGAAACCGGCTGGTATAAGATACAGACGTTCAAGGGGATAGGATATATCACAAATAAACCGAGATACACAAGAGTAATAGGAGGATAAAAAAGATGAGTCTTTCGGCCCAAGACGTTTTAACATTGGCAAAAGCGGGATTTACCGCGGCGCAGATCACCGCCCTTAGCGGGCAGTTATCCACACCGCCCACAGTATCCACACCGCCCACAGTATCCATAGAAGCGGCGGAGGTATCCACCGAAGCTGCGGCCCCGGCGGAGTTATCCACAGAACCCACCGAAGAATCCACAGAACCCGCACAATCCACACCCGCGCCCGCCGGTCCGTCCAATACGGATATTATGGCACAGTTACAGGCGCTCACGGCACAGGTGCAGCGGGGCGCCATACGCAACGACAACCAGCCTCCGCAGGCGCCGCCCGACAGCGGCGCGGACGTGCTGGCCCGTATCATAGACCCGACTTATAAACAGGAGGTAAATAAGTAAATGCCCAACATCAATACCAACATCGTCTACCAGGCCGGAACCGTTCTTGCCGACCTGGTGCAGCAGGCCACCGGGCGTAAGGTGCTCACCCCGTCCACCCCCGGTGAGTTCGTTTCCGTCGCGCAGACCGCTATCCAGCAGGGGCTTGACCCCATGATGAACGTGCTGGCGAACATGTGGAGCCGGACAATCTTCTCTATTCGTCCTTATCGCTCCAAACTCCGCGGCATGGAGATGAGCGCCGACCGCTTCGGCTCTATGACCCGCAAGTTGACCCCCGTTTCTAATGACCCCGGCGAGGATGGCGCTTTCTCCTATCCTATGGGCTATGACGCCACGGAAACCCCTCCCAACGGTAACGGCAAGAGTGTGGACATGTACGCCCTGGCGAAAAAGGACGTGTTGCAAACCGCCTTTTATGGGCAGGCCGTGTATGGTGATCGTTTCACCATTTTCAAGCACCAGCTTGATACCGCCTTTTCGTCCCCTGCCGACTTCATGGCATTCAATGAGATGCAGTTGGAAGACCGTTCCAACAGTATCGAAACCTGGAAAGAAACCAAAAAGCGGGCCCTGCTTGCCAACATGATCGGCGCCCTGTCCGCGGAGAACCAGGCGGGCCGTGTTGTCCACCTTCTCACCGAGTACAACACCGCCACCGGCGGCAGCCTGACCGCTATCACCGTCATGGACCCCGCGAACTATTCCAGCTTCGTGCGCTGGGTGATCGCCCGCATCAACACCCTTGCCCGCATGATGAGCGAACGCACCGCCGCTTTCCAGACCGTCATCAGCGGAAAGAACGTACTTCGCCACACTCCCGCGGAGGACCTCCGGGTCTACATCAGCGCGGAGCACAAGGACCAGATGGACGCCATGGCGCTCTCCGTGACCTACCATGACGACTACCTGAAACTTGCCGACGTGGAGGGCGTAAGCTATTGGCAGGCCTTTGCAAGCCCCAAGAGCGTCTCCCTGAAGCCCACCTATACCAACACCAGCGGCGCGGTGGTGACGTCTACCAACAATGTGACGGTCAACAACATCTTCGGCGTCATGTTCGACCGTGACGCCCTGGGTATTGCGTCCGTGTATGAAGCGTCCTACCTCACCCCGTTCAACACCCGCGGCGAGTATTGGAATAACGACTACCACGACGTGTTCAAGACCCGCTTCGACATGACCGAAAAGGCCGTGCTTCTGCTCCTGGACTAAACGTCCACACCCGACCGAGGCCGGGGCGTCTTCCCGCATGGCGCCCCGGCAATATTGAGAGGTAAACCATGGCTTTTCAAGTAACTCTATATACAAATTATAGCAAGCGCGAAAACTCTACGAAGCTCCCGGGGCAGGCGTCGAGCTTTATTTTGAATTGTGAAGCCAATGAGCCTCTAAATATTTTATATCCCACTTTGCGATTCAAAGACCCCAAAGGGCAGGGCGCGACAGTTATCCATACAGAATGGATTAACTATTGCTATATCCCGCGCTTTGATCGGTACTATTGGATTAGCGAGTGGGTGTTTGAGGGCGGGATATGGGAGGCGCATTGCAACGTTGACCCCCTGGCCTCTTTTAGGTCCGCCATTGGAGAATCTACTCAGTATGTGCTTCGTAGCGGTCACGCCAATGTGCGGAATCCTTATATAATGGATAATCTGTATCCAGTGGACACCAGCACGAGCATAGTAGAAACCACCGCACAATTTGGTATTTCCGCAGATGAAGCAAACGGCGGCGGGTGCTATGTTGTGGGTATTATATCGGGGCAGGGCCTTGTAGAATACTATTATCTTGCGGGTAATGAATTGGCCGCGTTTGGCGGCGCTATGTTTGGCGATACCATGTGGGCGGCTATTTCTACTAATAACTACGCCCTGGAAACCGCTATTCCTGATTTCTTGCGGGCACAGTTCAATCCCCTGCAATATGTTGTTTCTTGCTTGTGGTTCCCCCTGCAAATCGCGCACGCATCCGCGAAAACTGACGTCTATTTCGGTTATTTCAATAGCGGCTACAAGGCATACAAAATAAACCGGGCGGCGTTTACCGTTTTTTCGGAAGATATCACTATAACGAAACACCCCGGCGGGGCTTCTTTCCTAAACTGCGCCCCGTTCACCAGGCTAAAGCTATGCGCGGGCCCGTGGGGGGAAGTGGAATTGGACACGTCCAAATTTGCCAACGCTTCCAAAATAACTTTGCGGGCGTGGGCCGACCCTGTTAGCGGCACTTCTAAGCTTGTAATCGGGTTAATCGACGCCAACACGTCGCAGCGCAAAGACAGGCTAATGACGCTGATGGGAACTATTGGAACACCCGAGCAGCTTTCCCAAGTCTTGACCGATAAAATGGGCGCAGTTGCCAATACAGCACTGGGCATTGGCGGGGCCCTGGCATACGGGCTTGCTGGCAACGTCGGTGGCGCTATCCAAAGCGCTATTAGTGGAATAGTGGGGGCGGAAAGCGCCATGATGCCCGACGTGTCCAGCGTGGGAAGTAATGCGGCAAGGATTAGCATCTGCCCGCTTACTATTAGCCTCATACATGTCTTCGCTGGACATGCGGAGTGGGACGATGCACAGTTAGGCGCCCCCTATTGTGAAAACACGCAGTTGAACACGCTACCGGGGTATTTGCTGATTGCAAATGCTGACCCGCAAATCCCGGGAGCTACCAAGAAAGAACTGGACAGCATAAAGGAATTCATGGAAACCGGCTTTTTCTATGAATAAGGAGGACCAGCATGGACGAATATCTTTACGGTGATTATTTTATGGGCATAGACCGGGGAATCCCCGGCGTCCCGCCCTATTTCTACGACCGGGCTAACTTCCTGACGTCGCAGAAAAACCCGTCTACCGTGCACGCCCGGAATACCACAATTTCCGCGTATTATATGCGTTGGCTCCTGGCGAAAGCCACCAGCCTTTTCAAGTGGACGCTACCGAAGCATTGGCAGCGTAACTACTTTCTATACACCCTTTATTGTTGGGGCTTTATCGCAGTAGTTGAGACGGACCGCTATGGGGTCATCCCGCAGCAGTGCACGCTGGGCGGCCGCGGGGTCATGTACCAGCCCACAAAAGCCCTGATTTCGAACCCCCTTCTTTCCGGCGTCCTGGAGCCCGTGATCGATGAGCAATGCACCCTGTTCCGCATCCGCCCGGACTATGGCGGCATCCTGGACATCACACAGCATTACGCCGACACGCTGGC